GGGGCACGGGCAGGGGAAGGCCGCTAGGGCAGGCAGGGGCACGGGCAGGGAAGGCCGCTAGGGCAGGCAGGGGCACGGGCAGGGAAGGCCGGAATCGAAAGGGCCGCCCTAGGGCGGCCCTTTTGGGGTGGCGGCCCTTATGCTTGGGCCGCTTTCCACTTGGCAATTTCAGCCTGCCGACGGGCCTCAAAATCGCCCGTTGCGTAGGGGCTGCGGCCATGGGTGAAGCTGGAGTCGGCCCGTTCGATCCGCGACTTTTTCGGCAGATTGCGGTCGCTGTTATCGCTCAGCATGACTTCACAACGGCCATACTTGTAAAGCGCCGTTTCGTGGGCCTGACGCTCAGAAACAGCCGAAATGAAAGCCACGAAAACCTTGTTCTTGTAGATTGCGAAGGTGGGGATGTTCTTGGCCATTGTCTGTCTCCGTTTGCGTCTCGATGACTTACTTCTAGGGCCGATTTTTGATTCGGTCAAACACTTTCTGCAATTATTTTGGCGCGTCACTTCCTCCACCAAAACAGGCGGATTCATGATCTAGGCCGCTAGGGCGGGCGCGTCATGGCCCGCTAGGGGCGGCGCTGGGCGTCGATAGGCCGCGCCGGGCAGTCTGGCCGCGCTTTGCCGCTAGGCGCGCTCCTTGGGCGTCTGGGCGGCTCCTACGGGCGCAAAATGACCGCGATCCATAATTAGGCCCTCAGAAACCGGCTTGCAGCTTGCTGAAAACCTCATTGACGAAATCCGCCACTTCCATCGCCACGAACACGGCACCGACCGCGACCGCAATCTTTACAGAAAATCCGCCGATCAGCAGGCCAACAATTCGGTTCATGTCCATGGTCTGTCTCCTTTCCAGACATAGGATGGACGCGGCGACCGATTCGGTCAAGCACTTTCTCCACTTATTTTTCGACTCGTTATGGTTAACGCGGCTGGGCAATTTATTAACCTTAACAGATTGTTGGGGCGCAAAAAAAGGGAGGCTTTCGCCTCCCTCCTTGGCTTAATGGCCGTAGTTGCAGCCGATATAGTAGAGCCGCCCGGCGACCAGATAAGCGATGTCCGCCGATCCGCAGCAGCCCGCATTAGCGGCTTCCTCATAGGCCGCCCATTCGGTGGCGCGGTCGGCGAAGGCGGCGCGATAGTTGTCGCGATAATCCTCGTCCGCAACCGCGTCATGGAAAAGCGCGTGTGCCTCTTCCACCGTGGCAACCGCTGCCAGCGCGCGGACCATGGTGCGCTCGCCCTCGAACGCGAGGAGGGCCGCAGCCGCCTCCGCAGCGGCGAGGTCCGCAGCCTCGATCACCGAAGCGGGGCAGTTGGAGCGGAGGAAGAGGAAGTAGTTCATGGCTTGTCTCCTAGCCGGGTTGATGAAGCATGATTCTCATACTCCACCGATTCGGTCAAGCACTTTGTTAGTCTAGCTATACTGTCTTTTTGATGCGGACATAAGGACGACGTGCCCGGCCATTTTTGCAATCATGCCTAGTGCCAGTAAGCTGGCGGCGTTCATCTCTAGGGGCGTTTCCGGCCATGTCATATCAGGGGCGATTGTCGTGGCCGCCCAGACGCAAAGCAGGGCGAAAGCATAAAGAGCGGCGATCAGGATGGCTTTGTGCATTGTGTGTCTCCAGACGGGCAGGGAAGGGCGATCAGGCCGCCAAGGGCATATCATGGGCGGCAAAGACGCTTTCGGCCTGTGCGAGCGTCAAGCCCTTCGCGACGCATTCCCATTCGTAGACCATTGCGCCCGAAACGGACTCGGCGCGGTAGATCGGCGCGGCTTGATGCCACTTGCCTGACCGGACGGAAACCGCGAAGCCCGCCGCGCGCTGCACGATCATGACGTTTTCGTTAGCTGACTTGCGAATGACTTTCATCGTCTGTCTCCATCGGCGGTGCGCCGTTGGATGGTTAGTCACATACTCCAACGATTCGGTCAAGCACTTTCGCAAGAAAAAGAGACGCCGCACGACTGGCTGGCGTTAACCTTAACAGATTGTTACCGGCAAAAGAAAAGGGCCTTTCGGCCCTTTCCTCAATAAGGGGCGCAACCATAGGTCGCCCATGCCTTGACGGCGATTCCGCGCTTCCATAGCGCGTGTTCGCGATCCTGTGCGTCCTCGCACCCCTCCGCCTCAAACCACCAGCGCAGGGCGTCCTCGCGGCTGATTCCGTGGTCGTGCTGGAGGTCGGTCAATTCCTCTTCCAGCTTGGCGATTGCCTTGGCGGAAATGGCGGCCTCCTCGTCCTCGCGCGCCGCGATGATGCCGCCAAGCTCCTCAAACGCGGCGGCGTAGTCCTCCGGCGTGACGGGGCAATGGACGCCGCCATTGCGCGGGCGGAAGCCATAGGCGTCCTTGTGCATGTCCGAATAGATGACGGCGGCCTGTTCGAGGGCAGTGAGGGCGTTCCAGTCGGTCATTGTCTGTCTCCTCCGGCACCGCGCCGGTGACTTCTTCCTACCGTTGGTTATCTGATTCGGTCAAGCACTTTTTCAATCACCGTTTGTTAAGGTTAACGCCGGGCCGGGCGCAAAAGAAAAGGGCCTTTCGGCCCTTCCCTTAATCCTCCCTCCTTCCATCTTCCCGGAAGGTGTATCCGTTCGCCTCCATGGCGTCCGCAATCTGTTCGTCGCTTCGCAGATATTCATCTTGCTGCACAAGCTGGCGGTAGAGCCATTGGGCAAGGTCGCGCATGATCTCCTTGACTTCGCTTTCCACGGCGGCCGAAACGTCGCCATATTCGTGCCGTTCGTTGCGCGTCTCCACTTGGAGTCCGTAATAGTGGTGATATTTGATCGTTGCGGTCAGGGCGTAAAGGTGACGGGACTGCACCGCTTGCAGCCGGTCGGCAATGGCGTGCAATGCCTTGTCCTGCGGCGCGTAGTCCTTCACGCTGGCCGCCGCGCCCTTCACATAGGCATAGCGGCCATCAAACGCGGCATAGTCGCTTTGACAGTAGCCGACGCTCCACCAGATAGCCGGATCGTTCCGCGTGCCGCCGCCCATAAGCGTGACAGGGTTCGTCGCCAGTTCAATGCCCAGCTTGGCGGCGATCGTCGCAAAGTCGTCAACGACGCATTCGTAATCGGTTTCATCGCGGCAATCCAGCCACCAATGCTTGGCGGTTTCCTTGGCCGCGTCGCTCAGTTCGTCATAGGTATAGAGCGTGATCGTCTTATCGGTCGGCATTGTCTGTCTCCTCCGCTTTCATGCGGTAGGGCTGGAGTAGGCGGATAAAGTGATTCGGTCAAGCACTTATTCCAGAAAAGATATGGTTAACAGGCTGGGCACGGGCGTTAAGGTTAACGGGTGACGGGCGGCGTGAAAAGGGAGGCTTGCGCCTCCCTTCGGTCATTCCGCAGGGGAGTAAATTACCCTCCCTTCGTCGCGCAGCTTCTCCAGATCGCATTCGATAGCGTAATTGTTGAAATACCAGCAGCGGCCGATGATTTCGTTTGTGCCGTCGTCGTGCGTCGTCATTTCCTCCGCAACGCACGGGGCGGAAGTCAGCCCGACGAAAGGATTTGCCTGCCCCGCGTCAAAGTGGGTGAAAGAGCCATTGCAGGCGTAGGACTCGAACAAGTCCGCCATGACAAGCCAGTAATTGCGGTCGGCGTGGTCGGCGATATATTCCCGCGCTTCTTCGTCGGCGGTGATCTCCAGATCGCCATTTTCGAGGATCGTGCATTCAATCATGGTCTGTCTCCGTTGTGATGATTCGTTTTGGCATAATCCATCGATTCGGGCAACCACTTTATCCATAAAAAGAAAGCCCCGGCGCGCTAGGCTCCGGGGCGATGATTAGAAGCTGGCCGCAACGGTAATCAGCAGCAGGCCGGTAAAGAGGCGGGAAAGGGCTATCAGCATCAGGCCGCCGCGTCCTCCTCTTCGTCAAACTCCTCGGCAAGATAGACGCCGTGGCCGCTATGTTCCACCTGCCCGGCGGGCTGGATCGTCATGGCCGGGCTAAGGCTCATTTCGGGCATGTCAGGGCCGAACGCTTCGCCGGTGATGTAAAGGCCGTCCCCGACCTCCTGCCGCCTGTTGCTGAACTCGATAGCCGCCCCGTCAGCGGTGAGGGCGTCGGCCTTGGCCTGCGCCTCCTCCAGCGTGTCGGCCAAAATATAGAGGCTGGCGCAAATCATGATTTCGGTCTGGAACAATTTCTGCATGGTCTGTCTCCTTGCGCGGTGTGCTGATTAGTGGTGGCGGCGGTAGGCGGCGTTCAGGTCGCCATAGGGATCGTAGCGCACGGCGCGAGCCACTGCCCGGCGCTTCGCCTCCTCCAACGTCTCGCAATATTCCCCGCCGTGATAGCCGCCCAACTGTGTGTTGGCAAAGTGGACGGCGTAGGGGTGCATCTCATTGTGCGGAAGGTGGCGGATAACCACCGCGCCCGGCGCGGTCGCGCCTCGTCCGGCCATACCATAGAACTGGACGGATTCCTCTTTGGCCTTGGCAATCAGGGCAGGGCTTCCGTGGGTGAAAGGTGCGGTCATTGTCTGTCTCCCTCCGGCTGGGTGCCGGTGATTCGTAACTAGGGGAGGGGACCGATTCGGTCAATCACTTATTCCAGAAAAGAAATGGTTAACGGGCTGGGGCTGGGCGTTAAGGTTAACAGGAAGGGCAAGCGAAAGAAAAAGGGAGGCTTTCGCCTCCCTCCCTTAGCGTGCCCAATAGGTTACGCCGTTGAACTCGCCGCTTGTGTAATCCATCTGGAGGGCGCGGGCGGCGGCCTCCCAATCGATATGACAGGCAGGCCATGCGGACTCCTTCGGGATCGCGCCGATCTCCTCCGCCAACTCCTCGGCATAGTCCTTGAAATAGGAGTCACGAATGAAGGTGACAGGGAACCACGAATTTTCCCATTCATGATCGCCGCCGTATCCCCGGAACTGCTCGATAAAGGCGCGCATGGCGGCGGCCTCTTCCTTTTCGTCGCTTTCCGGGTCCGCCTCGATCTCCTCGATCAGGTCGATGATGTCGCGGATGTCCATAACGTCTTGATATTCGTCGATGGTGGTCATTCGGTCTGTCTCCGCCGGCTCTGTGCCGGTGATTCGGAGATAGGGGAGGGGACCGATTCGGTCAAGCACTTATTCCAGAAAAGAAATGGTTAACGGGCTGGGCCGGGGCGTTAACCTTAACGAATGATTACCAGCGAAAGAAACGCCGCCCTATTTGAGGGCGGCGGCTATGAGGATAAGGAAAAAGCCGGTTATCGCCCCGGCTATGGCGCGTAGCAGCGTCATCGGCTTGCCAGATCATCAAAGCGGCGTTGCATCAGGTCAGATACGTTGCCGTCGTCGGTCATGTCCGCAAAAGTGATGTCGGCAAAGTCATCCCACACCCAATCATAGCCTTGCTTCCACTCGCCCAGCACGGCGGGATTGCCCCGGCCCGTCTCGACAAATTCGCGGAAGGCGTCGCGGACATAGGTTTCCCCGTCGCCGGTCAGGGGATTGTCAAGGAAGGTCCGACAATGGCCGCAATGCTGCGGGCAATCCGCTTCCCCGCCGCCTTCCGAATAGGGGCCTTGCGGGAAGGAGTTGGAGTCCGGCTCATGCCCATCGGCCGCGCCTGAACGGATCAGGTCAGCCTTGATGTCGGTCGCGCAATTGTCGCAATAGATGTCGGATTGAAAGATGTAGGCGTCCACGGTCTGTCTCCTAGTTGCCTAGCCTGATTCGCATAGTCCACTGATTCGGTCAAGCACTTTGTTCGGCGACAAGTTAACAAAGGGTGCGATTTTGTTAAGGTTAACGGAAGCGTCCGGGTAAGGAAAAGGGGAGGCGTTTACCTCCCCTCTTTGGTTCATCCCCACATCCACACCTTGCCAGACTCATGGTCAAAGCCAAATTCAAGCCGGTTTGCCCGCGTCGCGTCGTTCAACCGTTCCAGACAATCGGCGTTGCCGTCGTCGGTGAAGGATACGCCATGCCCTACGGAAAGCATGTAGAGGGTGGAGCCGATGCGCTCATATGACAGGCCGTTGCTGGTATAGCGCAGGCCTTCGCTTCCGGGTTCCAGATCAAGCGCCGATTCGATGTCGGCGGCGTTGGCGGTCATGAACGCTTCGCAATAGGCCTTGCAGCGCTGATAGGTTTCGTCGTCCAGCGTGTAGATTGTGCCGGTGTCGCCTTCCTCGCGCTCTTCCTCGCAAGCTTCATCCATCTCGCTATATTGCAAATCCTGCAACATGGTCGCGACGAAGTCGGCAAGGATCGGGCAGGCCTTAAAGTCAGCCTTGCGGGCGGCTTCCCGTTCGCGGGTGGCGTCGTCGATTTCGTGGAAGCCGGTATAGTCGCGGGCGTCAGGCATTGTCTGTCTCCTCCGGCTTGCTTGCCGGTGATTCGTTTCTGAAACATTCCGCTGATTCGGTCAAGCACATATTCCAGATTTAGATGGTTAACGGATCGCTCGATTTCGTTAAGGTTAACAAATGGTAGTGGTCAAAAAATTTGGTTAACGGGGAGGGCTTCCCCGTTAACCTTTGGTGTCAGGCCATTTCCTCCTCGGCCTTGTCGATGACGGGCCGGAGTTCTTCCCAGATCGCTTCCGCGAAGTCATTGGCGCTGTAGTCGCTGATTACGTCATAGCCGTCGTTCCCGTAGACCAGATACCACGATCCCAGCAGGGTTCCTTCCGCGTCGCGGGCGACGATCCGGTCCTCATCGGTCGAGAAAAGCGCGTTGATGATCGCGCCCTTGTCGGTCGAGCGCTTCACGACCCATTCTTCCCCGTCGTTCACGCTGATGGTCGCGCCCTTGGCGAGGATGGCGTCGGTCAGGGCGGCGCAGATGCGGCCTTCGATGCGGATGCGCTTGGCGAGGCGCTTTTCGCCCTTGGCTTCGGCGTTCTGGGCGGTGGTGGTGAAGCTTCCGTAGTGCATGGTCTGTCTCCGTTTGCGGTGATTCGTTCTTAGGGCGGATCAGGTGATTCGGTCAAGCACTTATTCCATTTTTCTTTTGGTTAATTTCCCGGACCCGTTTGTTAAGGTTAACGGATGCGCCGCGCCAAGGAAAAAGGGAGGCTTGCGCCTCCCTCTCTCACTCCCCGAACCAGTAGCATCGGATATAGGTTTCGAGCGCCTTATCCTCTTCCGTGGTGGTTTCGTGGTCCGTCCACGGCGTGCCCCAATCCTGCCATTGCAAGCGCCCGTGGCTGGGCTGACAATAGGCGTCCAGATCGCCGACGATGCGAAGGGCAGGGCCGCCGGTCGAAAGGAGGATTTCAAATTCCTCCGGCGTGGCGTCTTCCTTCGCGCCGGGGGAATACCAGCCCGATCGGACGGAAACCGAAAGGGCTTCTTGCTGGCACTCCTCGCGGAAAGTGTCCGCCGCGTCGTGGTCGTCTTCCTGTTCCGCTGCGGCGATGGCTTGCGCCTTCGCCACGATGTCGGAAAGCCATGCTTTGGCGTTGCTGATTGCGTGGTCAGACATGTGTTATTCCTTTCAGGCGAAAGTGAAGAGGTTGCGGCGGGCGTTCTTCGCCTTGCGCTGCGCCTTGCGGTCGCGCTTGTCGGCGCGCTCAACGCGCTTGAGTTCGCGGCCATAGCCCTTCTTGTCTTCCAGAATGATCTTCATGGTGTCTGTCTCCTCCGCTTGATTGCGGTGATTCGTTTCTGGACCATTTAGATGATTCGGTCAAGCACTTATTCCAGAAAAAGAATGGTTAACTGGCTGGGCGGTTTCGTTAAGGTTAACGCAGGTGGCAGGGCGAAAGAAAAGGGAGGCGCTGGGCCTCCCTTGTTCAAACGCCGCGCCCGTGCGGACCAGCCTGCTCGCAGAACACGGCCCGGCCTTGCTCCGCGTTGGCCTTGGTCAGCCATGCGCAATCTTCGCCGGTCAGGCTATGGTCGATGACATATTCGTCCGCGCCCCGCGTTTCGATCAGCAGCCACAAGTCGGGCGCTTGTGCGATCTCCTGCGGGGTAGCGGGATGGGCCTCCCCACAGGCCGCCAGAGGCAGCAGGGAGACCATGGCGAGCGCGATGACAAGGCGGCTCATGCGTTCGCCTCAGCGGCGGCGTTCAGCGCCTCCTTGGCGTCGTCCGGGAAGCGATCCCAGAAGTCGGCGACGCAATCCATGCCGTAGCAGGGTTCTTCCGACACCTCCGGCGAAGGGGCCTTGTAATCGGCCACGCAACCCCAAAGCATCTGATACAGGTCGGCGTTGATGCCGTCCCAGCATTCAGCCACTTCGTCCGGGCGGACGACTTCAAGAGCGGGGTGAGGTGCGATGGTCATTTCGTCTGTCTCCGTGCGGCTTGCTTGCCGCTGATTCGGGGATAGACAAGGGGACCGATTCGGTCAAGCACTTATTCCAGAAAAAGAAATGGTTAACGGGCTGGGCTTGGGCGTTAAGGTTAACAGGCGGCGGGCGGCGCGGAAAAGGGAGGCTTGCGCCTCCCTCCAGCTAGGCCGCCTTTACCGTCACCTTGACCGGGCCGCCGAGGTCGCACCGGCCATCGGTCAAGCCTTCGCTGATTTCGATAAGCCCGGCGCGTAGGGTGTCGCGGCCGATCATGTCATCGGCGAAATAGTCGAATAGTTCGGTCGCGTATCGCCGGGCGGCGGCGACGCATGGTTCGGCGCGGAAAGCGGCTTGGCGTTCGTCAAGCATGGGCGGGCACCTCCGTGATGACAAGGGCACCCTTACGGGCGGCGTTGTGTCCTACGGCCTTCGCCACGGCCGACGAATAGAAAAGGCTCTGCCCGATGAAGTCGCCGCAGAAGCGGGCGACGAAACGCGCGTCGGGGTATCCGCAAAATTCCTTGGTAATGGTGTAACGCCGATCCGGCTGGCCGTCGTTCGTTACGGGGTGGTTAGCGGGCATGGTCTGTCTCCTTGTTGTGATTCTTGGATACGCAAGGGGACCGATTCGGTCAAGCACTTATTCCAGAAAAGAAATGGTTAACAGGCTGGGGCTGGGCGTTAAGGTTAACAGGCGGAGCCGGGTAAAGAAAAGGAGGCATAAGCCTCCCTATCTCCCTCATTCGTTGATAAAGAACGGCTTATACGCGCCCCGGTCATGGAACCCGCCACGATAGGGAACCACGCGGGGCCAGTAATGCCCGCGATTTTGGACTCGCCCGTCGTCGGCATAGTCCACCGGATCGATTCCATGCTTCCCATAGTAATCCTCGCGATTGCTATGGGTGGAATAAAACACGCCATCGAAGAATCCGCCGAAAATTAAATGGTCGCGGTAAAACTCGTCATGCCGGGCGGCCATATAACCATCCAGATAGGCCCATACCCAGCCGGGCGTCCCCTTGGGCGTGTCGGCGCGCATTGCCGACAGGGACGCTTGAATCTCAGCGTTAGGCAAGCCGCAAGTGATGGCCATGCTGCACAGGTCAGCCATCCGAGTCTTGAAAGAGTCACGAAGGGCGAGGGCGCGTTCAAGGCGCATAGTCTGTCTCCAGCCGCTTGATTGCGGTGATTCTTTTCTGGACTGTTCGCCCGATTCGGTCAAGCACTTTTTCCAGAAAAGAATGGTTACTAAATAGCCGCGCCACGTTAAGGTTAACAGGCCCGATAAGGCAAAGAGAAGGCGGCCTAAGCCGCCATCTCCTCCAGAACCTTGTTAATCGCCGCTTCCCGGCTCATGCCGCCCTTAATCAGGGGCTGGGCTTTCGTTTCGATTTCGTCGGCCAGTTGGAAGGCCATGGCGCGAAGTTCGCGGGGCGATCGGCGGGTCGGCTTGGTCATTGGTCTGTCTCCGGTTGCGGTGATTCTTCCTCGCATGACCTACCGATTCGGTCAAGCACTTATTCCACAAAAAGAAAGGGAGGCTTTCGCCTCCCTCCTTTTCAGGCCAGCCGCCCGACGTAACAATATTTGTCATATTGTTCGGGGTGGATTTCGCCATCCTTGCAAAGCATGTCGGTCCAGTTGTTGAACGCTTCGGAAATGGCCGGTTCGTCGTCCTCGCCATAGGCCTCGATAACATCGGGCAGGACTTCGGAGTCGAAGCGTTCGCTAAGCTCCTCCTCGCTGGCGATCCCGCCGTTATCCTCGGCGTAAAGCTCGACCATTTCGAGCAGGTCCACGCGGTTCCAGTTAACGGCCATGGCGAGACCTCCCCATTGCAATGCGCTTGGCGAGGGCGGCGATGCGCTTAGCGCGCTCCTCGCGGGCTTTCTTTTGGCGGGCGGTCATGTCTGTCTCCTTGGCGGCTTGATTGCCGTTGATTCGTTTCTAGGAGGCTCCGCCGATTCGGTCAAGCACTTATTCCAGAAAAGAACGGTTAACAGGCTGGGCGTTTTCGTTAAGGTTAACACGGGGCGACGGTCAAAGAAAAAGGGAGGCGAAAGCCTCCCTCCCTTATCCTATCAGCCGTGTGATGATTCGGACGTTGGAAGGTGGTAAGGTCCGCCCGTCCAGAAGTTCGCCGCCCTTGTCCAGCATGAGCGCGGCGGCTTTCTTGACCGCCTGCCAGCCTTCCGGGCCGAACGGCACGCGGCCCGCACGGTCGCGGTTCAAGCCCTGCCAAGGCGCGGAGCGTTCAGAGAACACATGCGCGTGTCGGAAAGCCGGACGCGGCGCGAAGTAAGCCTTGCGGACATCGCGGATCGTCGTGAGTCCGGCGGCGGGCAGGGTTGCGACGCGGCGGCCTTTGTGAAAGATGAACGCCTTGTTGAGTTCCGGGGCGTAGGCGTGGCGTTCAAGAGCGATTTTCATGGTCTGTCTCCTCCGGCTTACCTGCCGGTGATTCGCTTCTGCCAATGTCTGCCGATTCTGTCAAGCACTTATTCCATATAAGATGGTTAACAGGCTGGGGCTTTTTCGTTAACCTTAACGAATGATAACCGGCAAGAAAAAGGAGGGGCTACGAAAGCCCCTTGATCCGTTTTCCGTTCTCATAGATGACGGTCCCGAATCCGGGGTCTTTCCCGTCCGTCACGTTGTCCGATATGGCGATTAGCGCGTCCCATAGGCCGGGCGCGGGGATAGGGACATTCTCCGGCCAATCGTGATAGGTGCTACGCCCCGCGTGCGGTCCCCATGTCCATTCGTCGATTTCGTCAACCGGCGAGCGCTTGGATATGGACAGGGAAGTCGATCCCATGCCGCTATCAAGGCGCAGGACGCGCTTAGGGAAGCGCAAGGCCAGTTGCGCCATCTCCGCCTCGACAACGTCGTCCAGTGCCTCCAGCGCGGCTTGCTGCGCCTCCTCAAAGGCTTTGAGGGCGCGATCCATCTGGAAGCGCTTTAGGCGGGCGCTCATGCGCCCGTCCCGACGTTGCGGTTATCGAAGTCCTCGCGGGCCTTTTCCGGGGAGGCGTGCCACTGGCCATGGCGCGAGCCTTCAAATTCCCAGATGACGCCCCAACGCTCTTCCCAAGGGATTGCGCGCGATCCGGCGGGATACTCGCCCGCCGGGCGGTGGATCAGGAAGATTTCGCGGTTGAGGCGGTTGAAGCCCTTGTCGAGAATGGTTTCGGCCTTGAGGGTGTGCATTGTCTGTCTCCGCTTTCGATGATTCGGTTTCCCACATCCCACCGATTCGGTCAAGCACTTATTCCACAAAAAGAAAGAGGGGCCGAAGCCCCTCTAACTATGCCGGTTCCCGAAAGGATTTGGCCGTTTCAGCTTCGCCTAGCCATTCCAGCGCGGCGGCGATCTCCCTATTCGAGTCCTGTAATTCCTCGTCCGAATAGTCGCCATATTTGGCATCTTGAAAGACGGCTTCCCCGTGGCGTTCCAAGGCGTTTACGATGGTTTCGCGGATCGCGTCCGGCATGGCCGTCAGGCCAGCCACAAACGCGGCGGCCATATTGTCGGCATGATAGTCATGCGCTTCCGCGCCGACGAAATGACTATCAAGCCAGCGCCACGCAAGGGCCTTTTGTTCGTCGGTCATGCGTCCGATCCCTCCGCCATCGTGCCGGTGATCTCGACATAATCGATCTCGTATTTCATCGAGTCGATCTGCCACGATTCGGACAGGTCCACCTCATATTCATACATGAGTTCGAGGGCCTGTTCCGCCGTCTCCGCTTCCACGACGACGCGCTGGTGCGTGTATTCCGTCACCGTATAATCAACGAAAAATTTCGGCATGTCTGTCTCCTTGTTGGTGATTCGTTTCTAGGAGGATTCGCCGATTCGGTCAAGCACTTATTCCAGAAAATAAATGGTTAACAGGCTGGGCTGGGGCGTTAACCTTAACGAATGATTACCGGCAAAAATAAGGAGGCTTTCGCCTCCTTATCTCAGATTGCTTTCGATCCATGCCGCCACCTCGTTCGCCGTTCGCTTGCTGGAACAACGCGGGCCGGGCCAGATGGTCGCGCCGCCGCTGTCATTGCGCCGCGTGACGCTTAGAAGATAGCCCGGTTCATTGCTGGCCTTGCGGACTTCTACGGAAACCTTACTCATTCGGATTCCTCCGGCTCGTCGGGATCGCCATAGGCGGACTTGATCTGCGCGCCGGTTTGGGCGCAAGTCATGGGCGGTCCTTCCCAATAGATTTCGCAAGCGCTGACTTTCCAGTCATCCCATCCCGTGACGGCGCAAGCCGCCAGCACAAGGTCGCGATTGGCTTCCACCGCTTGGGAGGATAGCGCTTCGCCGTCCGGCGTGATGAAATAGCGGGGATAGCCGCCGGGCCATGCGTAGGGACCGCTTTCCAGCGCTTCCAATACCTCCGCCCGGTTCATGCCGCCATCTCCGCCAGAACCTGATTGATCGCCGCCGTGCGATCCATGCCGCGCTTGATAAGGGGCTGGGCGCGGGTTTCGATCTCGTCGGCGAGGGCATAGGCGATCGCCTTCAATTCACGGGGAGTGCGCTTCGTGGTCATGGTCTGTCTCCGCCGGCTTGCTTGCCGGTGATTCGTTTCTAGGCGAGGGGAGTGATTCGGTCAAGCACTTATTCCAGAAAAAAAAAGAATGGTTAACGGGCTGGGCTGGAGCGTTAACCTTAACGAATGGTAACGGGCAAAAAGAGAAGAGAGGGCCGGGCAGGCCCTCCCCCTCATCCCTCCTTTTGAATCGCCAAGGCCTCTTCCAGAATCTCATTATAGAGTTCATCCAGTTTGGCGAAGCGGGCGCGATAGATGCCCCGATCGTGATCGTAACGGGCAGGGTCTCCGATGTAGTCGCGCCCGTGTGGGAGCGAGGTCTCTAACGCCTTCATGGCGGCTAGGATAGCGTCCAAAGCTTCGCGCCGTTGGTTAACAAGTTCGGCGCGTGTGGTGCCGTTGATATTCACAAAGGGACGCATAGTCGGCATGGTCTGTCTCCGCCGGCTTGCTTGCCGGTGATTCGTTTCTAGGCGAGGGGAGCGATTCGGTCAAGCACTTATTCCACTATTCAGGCTTGACCTTGCACACGTTGTAGAGCCATGAGGGACCGAACTGGTTGCGGACCTGACGCAGCAGGTGGCTATTGGGCTGGCGCTCATCCTGCCCATTCATCCACATATCCGAAAGGGTTCCCTTCCATTTGCGCCCATGCTTGTTTGCGAAGCCTTGGAGCGCGGCGGTCTGCTCAGCGGTAATCTCAGGATAATTCCTTGGCATGGTCTGTCTCCTCCGGCTTGCTTGCCGGTGATTCGTTTCTGCCATTGTCCGCTGATTCGGTCAAGCACTTTTTCCACCGATGAATGGTTAACAGGCTGCGCCGCCGCGTTAACCTTAACGAATGGTAACAGGTGGAAAGCCAAGCGGCCGGACTAAGAGAGTCCAGCCGCCAAGATGATAAGGATGATGCCGCCTATTAGGCGCGTTATGGCTTCAATTATCGGCGATCTCCCATGTAAGGACGAACCACGCTTGGCAGCTTTCCGCGCCGTCGTCGTCCGCATCCTCGTCCGGCACCTCTAGCGAAGCATCGAAAAGCCGGGCAGGATCGACGCCATCGAATGTCGCGGCGATAGCGGCGGCGATTGCCTCGTCTGTCACCTCGTCCGGCACTCGGTCGCCCGTCTGGCGCACCTCGTCGATGAGTCCTTTCCGAACGTCGTCAACGGTCGAATTGCCATCGACATAGACGCCGAAAAGGCATTCGCCATCGCGATTGTGATGATCCTGCAAATAGCAGCCGATGCAGGTGTCGATATGGACCATGGCAACGCCAGAGTCCGCGTCTTCGCGGAATGTGGCCAGTTGCTCTTGGGTCGAGAGAGGGAAGGGCATTGCGTCTGTCTCCTGTGCGACATTGCACGCCATCTTGCTAGGGGAGGAGAGTGATTCGGTCAAGCACTAATTCCACCGCGCAAATGGTTAACGGGCTGGGGCTGGGCGTTAACCTTAACAGATGGAGGAAGTCGTTAACCTTAACGCCGCGTTAACCTTAACGAAGTGGCGGACTTTGTTAACCTTAACGAACCGTTAACACTAACGAAGTCGTTAACCTTAACGGATCGGCCGATTTCGTTAACCTTACCCGGCCGGCGCGGTTTCGCGCGCGTTAACCATTGGCTGGGCGCGCGGCGGCGATCGCGGGCGCGATTTTCAAAATCAGATGCAAAATGACCCTCATCCATAACTCCCGGCGCAAAATGACCTCGATCCATAGAATCGCAAAATGACCTCGATCCATAATAGCAGATGCAAAATGGCCTTGGTCCATAATTTTGCAAAATGACTTCGTTCCATGACTTCGGAGCGGGTGCGGGTGGTCACCCAGCAAAATGACCTCGATCCATGACATGGGAAGGGCCGTGGGGAGGCTCAGGGAGCGCCACAGGGCGTCAGGAGGCTCCAGAGGGCACCGGGAGGACCTGTTGAGGCTCCACGGCGCTTAGAACGGCTCTGAGGGGCCTCCAGACGGGCACTGTAAAGCCAGAATGGCGGTCGAAGCACCAGAAAACGGGTCAAATCCGCCATTTTACCCTCTGAGGGGTCAATTTCCCGGCCTTATGTCGCCAAATGTCCGTTTTTCGACATAACACCGACAGTTTCACTTGACACTGGAGGTGGAAAAGGCCCGGCCGATCCTAGCTTGACCGGTCCAGATTTTGCAACATAATGGATTCAGCTTTCTCGACATTACGAGGCCAAGTCACTGATTTATCACGCGATTTTTTCTAATATTCCACTCTCCATGTTCTGTGACTTTACTCGGTAGCGGATCGGCCGGCCGGCGAGGGGTCAAGGGGACGATCTGGGGCGCTGGGCGTGATGCCGGCATGGGTCGTCGATCGCTTCCTGATGGGTCTCAGGGCGATTTGTGGAGGAGGCTGGAGGATGTGATGGAGGGTAGAGTGGGGCGTGATGCCCGGAAATCGTGGAGAAATGGGTGGAGGGAGTGATGGAAAATCGAAATCCAACACCCCGGCCTATGTCCTGACGGGGAGGGTCCCAGAGGTCTGGAGAAAAGGGTCCCCGGCCCTTGCTCTGAGGGGGAGGGTCCCCTAGTCTGTGTCGTGGGGACCGTCGGCCGGATGTCGTTCGTCGGGGTCCCCCTGATCGGCGGGACGGTGCGGATGCAGGCGGACGAACGAGCGCATGGCAGACCTTTCGTTAAGGTTAACGCGGGGAGGGGATTTGTTAAGGTTAACGGATCGGAAGATTTCGTTAAGGTTAACGCGGTCGGCATTTCTGTTAAGGTTAACGCCGGGAGCGATTTCGTTAAGGTTAACGACCGCCCGAATGTTCCCGAACGGGGTCATTTCGGTCAGATTCGGGCGGTTTTTACGCTATTGTTCCCGAACGGGATCATCAAAATGGCCTCGATCCATAATATCCGCAAGACAAAATGGCCTCGATCCATAATTTTTGATTGGATGACCGGCTCAGCGGTGGCCAGCGCCGGTCATCTTCTTCGTTCCGCGCCGGCCCTTCTGCCGCGCCCATTTCAGATATTGCGAGGTGGCGTCCACTTGGTCGTCATTCTTGCCGTTGGGGAAGGCCACGAGTTCCTTCTCATAATCAGCAAGCCACTTGGCGCTTTCCGGCAGGTAGACCTGACCGGCCTCGAACATCGGAGTCACTTCGTCGAAACGGAACGACTTGCTCGCGGTGCCGACTTCGATCGGGATCAGCGACGTGGGAGCGCCACCGTTCGCCTTCAACTGGCAATAGGCCAGACCGTTGCCCTTGGCTTCGACCAGCAGGGCGTCGGCGTCGTAGCGCTTCACCACGCGGGCGATCTCGGACGACAGTTCGACCAGTTCCATACGCTTGCGGATCACGTCCACCAGATAATGGTTCCGGTTGAGGTCTTCGATCCAGACCGTGATGACGGTGAAGTCGCTGCGCTCCTTGTCCGTGTTCGCGGCGTCAACCGAAACCACGGTGCGCCGAATCTGGTTCGGCGTCCCCTTCTCAGGATCGGCCTTCGTCGGTGGGTGGGTGTAGCGCTGGAACCACTCAGCATCGACCGCGCCGCCGCTCACGTCCATAGGCGTGCCCTGATACAGCGAGTTCCATGACGCCGAGGTCATATCGCTTCTGAGGTTTTCCAATGCGTCGAGGTCGTAAACCTCTGGCCACAGTGCTTCGCCCGACGCCCGGCCTAGAATATCATTGTCTTCTTCGGCGATGGCCGGAAGATTAATAATTTCAAACCGGAATTTTTTGCGTTTTCCCTCTTTTTCCTCAAGAGAATCAATGAGTTGGTCCGCAAAATCTTTTTCTATTTTTTCTTGCTCTTCCCTTTTTTCCCGTTCTTCGCGATCGGAGATGCGTCCGCAGAGGTCATCAGAGTGCCAGCGGGTCATAATGATGCCCAGCGGAGAACCCGGAAGAAGGCGCGTGGAGAAGTCGTCTGAATACCATTTGAACGCGGTGTCGCGGATCGTCGGGCTTTCAGCGTCCTTGCGGCTCTTGTAAGGATCGTCCACCATACCATAGTGACCACGGAAGCCGGAGATGCCCTGACCGACGCCTTTGCCGACATATTTGCCCTTGCCGTTGGTCAAGGCCCAATAGTCCATGGCGCGCATGTCGTGCTTGATCTTCACATCGGGGAAGACGCGCTGGTAATCCTCGGACGCGATGATCTGGCGGACGGTCGCGCCGATTTCCTTGGCGACGAAGTCCTGAGAGTGACCGGCTTGGAGGAACTTCTGCTTCGAGCCTACCTTGCCGAACCACCACGCCGGGAAGTGGTGCGACGAGTGCGTGGATTTGCAATGCCCCGGCGGCATCGACAGCATGAAGCGCATGGTCTCCTTGGAAGCGGAGGACATGAGCAAGTCGCCGATGAGTTTCTGATGCGGCGACATGGTGTAACCATTCTCGCGCTGCATGAACTCGTAGAAATCGTGGTAGCTCTCGCGCGCCAGTTCGATCCAAACATCTTCCAGTTCGGCCTCGGCGAAGTCGATCGTCGTATCGAGCGTGGTTAGCTGCGTGTCGAGATCGTCGGACTGACTAAGCGTCCGAAGTGCTTGGTAGTCGTGGGGCGAGAGGGTTGTCTGCTTGCGGACTGCTTCCTCCACTCGCGTCTGCAAGGACTTGAGTGACTTGACCGATGAGTGCAAGCGTGTTTTGCGGTCCCGCTTGCTTTCCGCTAGTTGCATCTGCTTGTGCTTTCTCGAACATTTTGAGGGCATCGCCCATCATCTTGAGGCATTCATTGGCGGCCTTGTATTCGCCGGCCGCCTGAGCGAACTTCACATTGGAAGCCATCATGTCCATGACACGTTGGAAGGTCCAAGCAGCCACTTCGACAGCGCTTTCGGGACTGCCTGCGGCTTGCTTTCGGAGGATGTCGAACTCCACGTTTTTGCGCTCGATCTCCGCACGCAATTCTTCCACCCGTTGTTTCACGAGGGGCTGGCTGGCGAGGGTGCTGGCGTTGGAGCTAGACGGTTCGTAGCCAGCGTTGGTGTAGGCATCTAGCTGCGTGCAGCCTTCGGCGAGGAACTTGGCGAAAAGCTCCTGCTTCTTGTTCAGGTAGGATTGGGCCATTACTTGGGTGCCCCTTTTCTCTTGGGAAGGGTCCCGTTGATGAGACCGAGGTGGAAGGGTTGGGTGGGCTGGTGGCCCAGCAGTATCGCGGAATAGAGGGCGATCAGAGCGGACTCGGCCCGGCCATGATCCATCTTGCGGGACCAGCCGGCGGAGCAATTCGGGAAGAGGAGCGAAGCACGGTGCTTGGTCTGCTCCTTGTCGGCCGGGCACTGCATGTGCATCTTCCACTTGGCCGGGGCGACCGAAGCCATGGGGATGTCGAGACCGGCGGCGATGCCGAGGGCGATGCCAGTAACCTTACCGAAGGTGAACGCGCCGACATGGCCGTCGTTCGGCGTCGATTGCACGTTTTCGATCGTGCAGTAGTCGAGCGGAAAATGCGAAAACGCCGCGACGTAGCCATCCACGTCGCAGCGCTTGCGTTCTTTGTCCCCGACCTTGACGATCAGGGTGGGGGTGTCCCAGAGGTGAAGCTGGAAATCTTGGAGATCGAGGACCGCGAGTGCCCCGGTCAGGCCGGGGTCGATCCCACCGATGAAGCGCATGGGGAGTCTTTGAACAGAGGGATGACATTCCCCTCTCTGGTCTCCAGCACCGGCGGGCCGCCGGTGAAGAAGAGATCAAGTTCTCGGTAGGCGTCGAGGTAGCGGAGGATTTCTTCCACCGGTTCGACCACCGGGAGCTTCCTGCCATCGTCCAGAAGGATTTCGGTTGCAGGTAGAAGGGAGCAGAAGTCGGACTCTACACCACTTTCCTCCACTTTGTCAAGCAATGACTTGACAACAGCGATTTTGTCAATGTCAATCGAGACTGTCAGTTCTTCGATTGAGTCGGACCGGCGGACCGGGACGGTGACCGGGAAGCTAAACACGGCGACACTCCTCCGGGCGGGTCGGCCACGGCTCGCCCTCCTCCGGGTAGAGGAACGGGGCGACGACAAGCATTCCGTTCGAGCCGACGGCGACCCACTCTTCGTTGCCGTAGGTGAAGACCTCGACCGTGAAGCGGATTTCGTGGTGCGGGATCAGCGCGTGAAGGTCGTCATATTCGGCCGGCGGCGGGACCAGCTTCATAGGCGGCACCCATGACATCAGCATCGTCGGACCGAAGCCGCGATGGTAACGGCTGAACCCCAGATGCTTCCAGAAGATCGCCGCCAGCCCCTCGCGGCTGGTCGGCGGTAGCTCAGCGGTAAACAAGATAGTCCTCCAGCTTGATGTCCGCCAGTTGGTGGAAACCTTCCCATGGGAAGGGGTGGAGGATGACGCGGTGGCCGCAGACGAGTGATGCGAAGACCACGCCGCCGAGCATGGCGTCCTCCAGCGTGAAGGTCAGCGTGACCGGCCAGATGGGGAAGGGGTCGATACCATCCTCGTCGCCGGGTTCGCGGGGATAGGAGATCGCGCTGCGGGCGGGGAAATAATCGACCACCACCTTACGCCGCTTGGTCGCCGCCATGATCTGGGGAACACCGGCCAGCGCCGCCGCCTCCACCAGTTCGGCGAAAGGCAGTTCCCGGCTCATGCGCCGGAACCCAGCGAGCGGATCATTGCGACGGTTACCGGATCGCACGCTTCGTCGTCGAGCAGCACCACCAGTTCCGAATAGGGGACATAGTAGCTCAGCGGCCCGGCCTTGATACCGACGATCATGTCGCGGGTCTTCGAGGGCGTGCTGTCATAGCTGACCCAGCGCGACTGACTGATCGAGGTGATCGTGTGCGGGGGAAGCTCGACGCTCTCGAAATAGAGGTCCTTGGCGTTCGGACCGAGTTGGTGTTCGTCGATCGCGATGAGGGAAGGGATGTAGTCGGTCGGGGCTGTCTTCGCGTTGTAGACCAGCCGATACCCGTGGGTGAGCATTGATAGGGAACTCCGTGGCTTGTGGGGTTATGTTCAGCCAGAAGCTACCCATTGTCAAGTGAGAATGTCGGTCGGTAGGGTTTGAAAAAGTTTCGGAAAAATTTAATAAAACGTGTTCGGCTGCTAACCCCCGGTGAGCCGGGCGTTCTTCCGGGAGGTTCCCTACTATATTATATATTTATATATTTTTAATAATAAAGTATATAACCAAGAACCTTCGCATAGGGCCTCCCACCGGTCTGGATGGGGCGACTAGGGCCTACCTAATTCATGGCTGGATCAGGAGAATGTTTCCGCGTTTTTCTGGGAGGTCTAATTAGATACTCCTGTGTAGGTCTGAAACCCGCAGAAATCAGCCGTTTCTTGTTCTCCATCACGCATTCACGCGCTTTTAATTAAGCCCGGCATCACGCCCAAATCAACAAAACCCACCCCGGCATCACGCCCATCACGCCATACCGACACCTCATCATCACGCCTCCTCGGCATCATGCTCATCACGCCATCACGAGCATCACGTCATCACGGCCATCACGTCATAATGACACCAAATATCCCGACAAAATGTCCAATAAAAAATAAAAAGACATCCTCCCGACGCCGAAACCCTTGGAAATCCGTCGCTTTCACCCTCCACCACTTTTTCAAACATTTTGCGTCGTTGACAATTCTCCCATGACAGTGCATATCGTGAGAATGACCAGTGATGCTACCCACAATGACCGTCAGCCCGATTCGGCGCGTGATGGTGCCCCCGACATCCCATTCACCAGCCGCTCCGGCGCGCTGCCCAACGAGCGCGTGATGATCACCACGGGCATCTTCTATGTGATGGAGCACGACGGCCCCATCCGCTATTGGATTCACGCTCGCACCTATAACAAGCGCCCGGTCGCTGGCGGCCCCAAGCGCGTTCGCGGCTTCAACGAGTATGAGAAGGCCGTCCGCTTCATGCGCCGGGCGACCAAGGACGCGATCACCGCCGATCCCACGATCCGTAAATGGCTGGTCAGCTACGACGGGGTCGAGGCCAACAATGCCGCCGGCATCCAGAACTTAGACCCTGTCACCCCTCGCAAGCGCGGCCGGCCGCCGGGCAGCAAGAATGCACCCAAGCCGCAAAAGCCGGGACCGAAGCCCAAGCCCCTTGAACCGAAGAAGCGCGGACCCAAGCCGAAGCCCAAGCCGGAAGAGGCCCCACCACTGCCCGAACGCCCGCCGGTGCCGCTGGCCGCGCTGGCTGACCGCTTCCGCATCGAGCCGGACCTCTCCAACCCGATCGCACAGGTATGGCGCTGCATCTCGAACACGGCATCCATGCGAGGCCGCCGGGCGCGCTCCGGTAACAACCAGAAGGGCGATCTCCCGCACCTGATGGGGAGCTACCTCATCACGCACTACGACCGGGGCGTCTATGTGGCGGCCTGCGACGAGGAAGGTATGCCCTATATCTACCCGACGTGGATCGACGCGGAACGGGAGGCCGAGTTCTATTACGAGCAAGCGCCAGCACCCAAGCTGCCGAAGGAAGGCGTCGCCCACTACCGGGTCGAGCATGTGGAAGTCCACCTGACGCCAGCCGTTCACGACGGCCGGCCCTATTCTCTGTTCGACACGAAGGTGAACGCATATGTGCGCGACGGGCAGGGATTCAAGACCTTCACCCGCCTCGACAATGCGAAAACAGCCGCAGACGCCTATGCCGATCTCGAACCCTTCTCGGTGCGGCTGGCCCGCGCGCTGATCGAAACGCCGCAGGAGAAGGAGCATCGCGAGCGCCGCGAGGAACTGGAAGCGATCGAAGCGGCCCGCATCCAAGAGGAACGCGATCGCCTCTATGAAGAGGAAATGGCCGACCTCGCACGCCGCCGGGCCAACGCGCCAGAGCGCCGGTTCCTGACGCCGGAAGAGATCGCGATCGAGAAGGCCAAGCGCGTGCAGATCATCAACCCGACGCCGGAGCAGAAGCTCGCCGCCCGCCGGGCCAAATATGTGCGCCGGTCCTATTCGGATCGGGAAGCGCGCGTCCACCGGCAGGCGGCGTCTGATTCGTAGAATAAGTGGTTGACCGAATCGCATCACGCGGTTATGTCCGTCTCAACGAAACAACAGGAGGACACATGAAATCCGAAGACATGGATCGCGACCAGTTGCTCGAATTGGTCGCCCGCCTGCGCGATCGCGTCGGCCTGCTGACGGCAGAGAAGGCCGGCCAGACTAAGGAATATGAGACCCGGATGGCCAACCTCCGGTCGGCCAAGCGTCTCGCCAACAAGCGCGCCGACGCGGCCGAGGAAGCCATGCGCGGCATGGTCGCCCAGATGCAGAACCTCGTCGCATACAAGACGCCGGCCGGTGCCGAGGTATGGGCGCTGCTGAAACGCTGGGTGGAACGCTACAAGGCGGTGCCCGCGTGGTCGGCCGAGCGCGACATGCAGATTCTCCTCGACACCCGCGCCGTCCTCGACGAGCACGAGAAGGTGGCGGCCTGATGTTCGGCTTTTTCAAGCGCCCGGCCGCGCCCGCGCCGGTGGTCCAGATCATCGACGGCTTGACGCCGGAGCATTCGGCCATTGCGATCGCCGCCCTCGAACACCGGGTCAAGGCGATCGACGACGAGATCAACGAACAAGCGCGCCTCCTGCGCCATGCGCTCGAACGAGAAAACCGTCACCGCGCCGCCGCTCGCAGCGCCTTCGACGAGCGCAAAGACGCGGAGGAGAAGATCGCTGATCTGCAACTCCAGCGCGTAGCGATCGAGGAATCAATCAAGGGGACGAAACGCTGATGCAGCTTCATCACAAGACACCCTGCAACGAGTGCCCTTGGCGCAAAGACTCCCCGCCCGGCTGGCTCGGCGGTTTCACGCCCGAGTTTTACGCCGACGCCGTGCAGATGAACGAAGCGCCGGCCTGCCATCTCCGCGACCACGGACCGGACGATGACGACACGGCATTCTGCGTCGGCGCGCTTAGCGTCATGGCCAACCAGTGCATCCTGCCGGATCGCTCGCCGGGCGCACCGGAAGCGCGGAACATCATCGGCCGCCGGGACGACACCTTCGGCCACGTCATGCTCTTCTATAAGCACCACGCGGGCAAGGACTATGTCCACCCGTTCGCCCGGCGCGGAATGGGGATCGCATAAATCACCGCCATTTGCACAAACCCTATAGACAGTCTCGCATTACATAGGTATCAGAATCACATGACGAACGAATCGCAATCCACCCGGTCCTTCTTCGCGGAGATCGACCAGATGTTCACCGAAGGAAAAGGAGCCTCCATGCAGAACACCGCTTTCTCCGACCGCACCGATCGTAGCCCCAGCGCCGACTTCGGCGCGCTGCTCGACCAGATTTTCGGCGGCAACCCGCCCAAGATGGACGCCGCGCCTTCCAACGACATGGCTGACGCCGAGGACATCCAGAACGCGGTGGCCTTCATCGACCTGATGTCCGCGCTGCTGGGCGTGCCGCCCGTCGCGCCGGCCGCCGCGCCGTTCGCGATGGTGCCCTTCGCCAAGCTGTTCAACACCCGCTACGGCCAGTTGCTGGTCACGCTGAACAACCCGACGCCGGAACATGAAGGTCCGCATATCGTCATCCGTGGTGCCGGCCCGCGCGAATACACGCCCGAGTTCGTCATGGCATACAGCAACACCGACGACGGCTGGCTGTCGGCGGCCCGCGCGTTCGATGCCTTCTCGCAGGAAGTCGCCGAAGGCGCGGCGGCCGATCTGTCGGCGCGCGGTCAGGAGGCGTTCTCCGAGCAGTTGATGGCCGCCATGGCAGCGTCCGCCGAAGCGGGCATGACCGACGCCACCAAGCACCGCGACGCGGCCTGATCGGAGGGACCGATGGCAAAGTTCGCAAAGCTGTTCGAGACGGAGCACGGCCAGTTGCTCGCGACGATCGAAGGGGTCGATGATGACTTCGACGGCCCGACGATCTGCCTGCGTGGTGAAAGCGATGAAGGTGTTGAGCCGGCGTTCCGCGCCGGCCCCTTCACCGACACCGAGGCGGGCTGGGCGGAGGCCGAAGCCTTCCTCGCCCGGATCGATCAGGAAGACGCCGAGAACATCGCCCGCAATCTGGCCTCGACCCTGAGCAACTTCATGCGCTCGGTCGAAGACGAGGCGGGCGGGCAGGTTGGCTGACGCCTTCTGCAACAAGTGCGGCTACTTCGGCCCTGAAACGACGGGCGGCGTTCATCGTCGCCCGTCGGACGGGGAGGTGTGCAACTATATGTGCGCCCCAGCCGCGCCGGTCTCCCCGGAGATCACCGCCGAACGCGCCCGCATCCTCGCCGCTCTGGATGGGGAGGCGGAGAAATACCCCGGAACCGATTGGGAGCTTCACCTCCGGGCGGTTCAGTTCTTCCTCGAAACGGAGGTCTTCCCGTGAGCTACCACAACCCGCGCACCGAGATCGCGGCCACCATCGCATCAGGCATGATTGCCAGCGGCCGGGCATGGGACGCCGAAAAGGCGTGGAAGTTCGCCGACGATCTTCTGGCGGCTGACCCGGAGGCGGCCCCAGCCGCGCCGATCGAGCCTTCCTTGTATGAGAAGGCGCTGGAGGAGCAGAACGCCCGGCTGACCGAAGCGCTCACCCTCATCATGGAAAACGCCCGCGCCCGGCTGGCTTCCGATGTGGAGGTCATGACCACCGTTATCGAGGATAGCTTCCGCCGCATCGGCTATGTGGCCCATCAGGTGCTGGCTCATCAAGCGGTGCGCGGGGTGAAGCGGTGAGCGTATTCGAGATCATCGGTTATGTCGTCGTGATCCTCGCCGGGATCGCAGCGGGTCTGTTCATCCTCGTATGCCTCTATGCGAACCTGATCCACGGCCGGTTCGAGATGATCCCGTTCCGCAAGACGCAGCGCCGTCTTTCGCTGGCGGCGTGGCATCACACGGCCCTTAGCCAGACGCCGAAAGACGAATGGCCGGCGAGCGACTGGCCGATCAACGAGCGCCCTTTCTACCTGTCCTATCAGGCGTTCGGGCGACGCTTCTTCATCATGGCCGGCTCGCTGGGCGACCACCGGTTCAACGCCATCAAAGGGGAGCACCCATGAAGTTCACGGTTGAGGTGACGCAGATCGTCACCGTCACGCTCGACGAGACCAAGTTCACGTCGGAGTTCATGGATGAATTCCGCCAGTCGTTCTTCCAATTCGATACGCTCGAAGAGCACGCGGAACACCTCGCCCAGCTTGCGGCGCGCGGTATCACGGAACCGTCGAAACACTGCGGCGAGTTCATCGAAGGCTATGGCCCGTCGGTGGATATGGGCATCACGACCAACGTGGACCTCCTCGAAACCTTCGTCATCGACAAGGCATCGGCATGAGTTGGTTCCAGAAACAGCGGCAGGACTTCATCCGCGCCACGCTGATGACTTACGGCATGATCCGCCGCAAGCAGATCGTCGAGAAGTTCGACGTGACGCTGGCGATCGCATCGTCGGACATCCAGACGTTCATGGACGCCCACCCGGACCTGATCGATTACGACCGCTACGCCAAGTGCTATGCGTTCGACGGCACCGACCTGCTGGAGGAGAAGCCATGACCATCCCCAACACGAAGGAATCGCAGCGCGTCCTCGCCGAGGAGATCGCGAAGCAGGTGGCGGATAACTCCGGCTGGAAGTCCATCACGTCCAACTACGCCCGTATCTATCAGGCCGCCTTCCTTGGCGTCGTGAAGACCTGCGAGCGGCTGGCCGCGTCGGCGGCGTCGGATGCCGAGTTCCAGATCGATTACACGGCGGAGGATCGTCACCCTTTTACCGACCAGCCGTGCGGCATCACGAACCTCTGCCGAGAGGTCGAGTTCGAGGCGCGCTATGCCAATCCGCCGGGGAGCAATCCCTGCAACGAGATCATCGGCGCATCACAGGACGACGT